ATCACAGATAACAAGCTTGCGAGGCTGATAAACAGCCAAGCACACGAATCTAAAGTGGGCCTCAGCGCTTGACAAATCTTGGATAGCCATCTTAGCGCGGCTGTAAGGAGCCAATTCGCGCAGAGAGGCAATCTCTTCGCTAGACTCGATCAAGTAACCGTTAGTAAACGCAGGAACCTTGTTACCAAGATCAGAGAAAGTAACAGTAGCTTGACCGTTGTAAGCGATGCGACCGATAAATTTAGCAGAATCGGCAGTGCCGCCGGCATCGGAGCGGTATACGTTAAAGTAACGTGTTCCAACAGTACCTTGAGCTGCGATAGTGAAAGTGCGACCTTGCGTACCGTTAAGGGACACAGCAGGCATAACAGCTGCAACACCCTCGCCCTTATCGTTGACAGCAGTTACCTTATAAATGTAGCTACCGCTAGGGATAAGACCCGAAGGAATGGTGGGAGTACCAACACCAGTCAGAACTGGAGCAGCTGGGGCACCGGCACGAACGCGAGCTGGACGATATTTACCGCGAAGGAAGTGAGATGTTTCCATTTTCACTGAACCTTCAGATACGAGTTGCGAACGAAGGTCAGCACCGCTAGAAGTAAGAGCTTGGCCCATAGTTGCGAATTGGTTCACGTTAGCAGAAGATTGCAATACAAGCTTGTTGTAAGCAGACAAAGCAACGGGATCCAACATGAGGCGCTCGGCTTTACCGAAGTTCAAACGCGAGCGAAGAGCGAGATCTTCGACCAAGATTTGGCTAAGAGTTCCACCGCCAGCGCTAAGAACCACAGACTCGCTAGAGCCGAATTCCGCAAACATTTGGTCTTGAGTGTTAGATTGGATATCAGATTGACGAATCTGAACGTCCAAACCAGTCAAGTTGGGAGTTACGCCGATAGCTAGAGGGTTACCATCGAACACACCAGCATTAGAGAAGTGTGCTTTACCTTGGAAGCAGTCGAACTCGATGTCAGCTGCGATTTTCATAGCGGCGTTTGCAGCTTCGCGATCTTCTGCTTTAATGCCGTCAAAAGACTCAACAAGGTTAGCTGCCAAAGTGGTGCGACGAATGTGGCTGTAGTATGCCATAGGCACTACTGCTTCAACGTAATCGCCAACCTCTTCTTGACCTACAGCGCCTTCAAGCTGAGCCGATGAACCGAATTCACCGTAGCTAAGCTGACGCTTAAATCGAACAAGAGTATTTTTCTGTTTCTTAACAGGAAAAATCTTTTGCAGCTTAATGTGTTCGTCTCCGAAAGTGACGTTGTGCATTACGCCATCCATTTCGTGGATTTGGAGAGCTGACCCTTGTACAAGGGTTCCGGGCGCGCCCGTGATTTGCCCAGCCTCCAAAGCCTTAGTAAGGGCTTGAATATTCTGAAGAATGCTCATTTTATTTCTCCTTTATTTCTTCTTTGAGAGCAATTCACGGACCGGCTTGTCTTTAGTCCTGTCCGTAAAATACGCATTTAGCACGTCACGTTCTGCTTTAGACAAAGATTGTGTACGTGCGAGTTTAATTGCTTCCGAGTAAATTTCTTTCTCGGACTTCTCAAGGTCTTCAAATTCAGTTTCTGTTTCGGATTTTTTGATAACTTCAATATCTGTAATATCTTTGCGGGCAGGAATCTTAGAAGAAATTGATTTTGTAAGAACCTCAAGGCCCTTTTCAAGTTCTTCAATGTATTCCTTTTGCTCTTTAATAATCTTTTCAGCCTTCGAAAGAGCCTCGATTTCACCAGAATATTCAGATTTCATCATTGGAAGTTTACCGTTCTCTTCGCGGCTAAGCATTTCGTCTTTTTTCATAGACTCTTCATGCTCATATTTCCAGCATTTTTGCATAGCAGCTCGAAGTGCTTCATAGTGCTCTTCAAGCTCTTCTGGGCTCATGCTAGAATAAATTGCCTCTAAATCCTCAACGTCACCCTCTTCATCGGCCATATCCTGATCTTCATGATCGGGCTTCATTTCAGCTTCATCAGCAGCTTCTTCAGCTGGCATATCTTCTTCACGCTCTACAGCTGGTGCTTCTTCATGTTCAGCTTCTGCATCAGAAGCTTCAGCGGCCATTGAATCCGCCTCAGCATCTGCTTTGGCGTCTTCTTTTTCTTCTTTATCTTTATCCATAAAGGCTTCAGATTTTCTGAGGGCGAGGTCGGCTTCGACTTCTGCGATCAACTTGTTCAGATCTTCTTGAGTCATACCACCTTCCTCCTTTCAATTAAACGTCAGAGTTCAAGGCGAACCAAAGGTCACGAAGTTCTTGTACAAGAACGGCGGAAGCAAGGTGTGCCTTAGCAACAACGGCGTCTGTGTTATCGGCCTGATCCAAAATACGGATAACCATAGCTTGTTTGGAAGCTTCAAACAAAACAGCAGCCATGTTAGCGGCCTGATCATCAGCGTCAGCAAGACCTGACTGATCTACTGGCTTGTTAGCAGGGGTGTCTGTAGAAGCTGTTTTTTGCTTGAGGATATCGAGTTTGTGGGGACCAAAAACTCGTTGATCCAAACCCAAAGCATCCTTTTTGTCTTGATCGTCTTTAAGAGGACGAATGCGCAACAAAAGGTTATCGGTTACTGTAGATGGTGTAGCAGCGCCCAAAATTTTCAAAATTGGGTATCCGTCGGCGTCCGTATCATCTTCGAATGTACGATCGGCGAGGCGAAGCTTCAATCTCTCTTTGAGATCACGCATCAGATTAATGCTTTTCATTGATTCGCGTTCCATAATTTCTCCTTGTTATTTTTAGGCGTTTTGCCTGAAATATAGCTTATGCTAAATTATTGATTTTTTATTAATGGTTTCTATATTATTGTTTTTTATAAATAATTCGCTCAAATCCGTTTTCGTTTTTTTCTAAACCAATTTCAGATACTTTAAGACCCTTCCTTGCGGCCCATTCCTTTGCTCTTTTTTTAACCTTTTCGGGAACTTCTGGACCAAATTCCATTTTAAATGTACCGTCAAGATATTGTGTCATCTGGTACTCGTTTTTTGCCAATGGCTCTTCAAAATTCAAAACTTCTTCAGATTTTTGCGTTTGACTGGGCTGTTTTATTAGTTTTTGCAACTGTTTTCTTTTTTTGGCACTAAAACCCGCTTCTTTTTGAAATCTTCTGCGCATTCTAGCTACAATTGGGGATTCTTTTTTAGCTAAAGATTGAATAAGTTCTTCGTATTCTTTTTTCATAAAACACCTTAAATTTTTTCCTCAAATTCTAAATGATCAAAAAGGCTATCAATAACCATATATGTGGATATTTTTTGCTTTGCATCAACAAGTCTTTGTACACAGCCTTGGATATCTTGTTTAGCAGCGCCGTTAACCATTAAGTATCTAGCTAGATCTTTTTCTGAAATGGATTCGAGCCATTGTAGAGTTGAAATGTCGACAACCTTGTGTTGAGGATCCAATATGTGCAAAATTTCTGGGTAAACTGGCTCTGTAAAACAATCGTAATTATCAACCAAAACTAAATTGGACCCGTTAACCAAAAGATTTGTAGCGTCTCGGTTTCCGTGGCCCATAATGTAATCCATGATGATAATTTTGTGCAAAAGCCCGCTTTGAGCTTCTTGAATAATTTTTGCGTCGTATTCCTCAATATGATCGGGCGAGTGTCCATTATAAGCACCCATGGGCATAATTTTTTCTACAAAATACATCGATCCGTCGTGGGGATGGTAAAAACCGGCAGTCTTTACTATATTTTCCCCAAGACCAAAAAATCTATCGGCCATATTAAAATAAATCACAGATCTTTCCGCAGTAGAATTGTAATGAGTTTCGTCCTGAAGACCCTTCATCACCAGAACCGACTGGCAACTAGAATTAACAGTTTTTTCCATCTCGAGTGGCTGTAATTTCTTGGCCCTGATACCAGCCACAAGTATTTTTTGATCTTTACTATGTGGGATATGGGAGAACACATCGCTTGATGTTACGATATCTCTCATGGATTTTTTCAAAGAAAGCTCGGACATAATATCTTCAAAATGATCCATGAACTTTTCGCCAAGATTCGGAAGTTCAGCTTTAATTGCTTCTTCAGGAGACTGACCGGGTTTGCGATCGCGAATGGCAGCTTTTAATCTATTGGCAGCTGAAAAAATCTCAAACCTTGTTAATGGTTTTTTTTTCTTAGATGTGGTTTCGGCTTGAAGAGCGGCTCCACCAGTATTGGTTCCGGGAGCCCCAGATGGAACACCTGCCGTCAAGGTCTTGGAAAGAGCTCTAATTACGGCAGCCGCTTCAATAAAATCCTGTAGTGGGTTATCACTTTTTTGCTTGTGAATGGGTTCCAGTTCTACCTCTTGACCCTTAGCCAGAGGCTTGAAAGAATCAGAGCCAAAAGCTTTTTGCATTTGATCGGAAAGTTCCAGAACGTCAGATATGCAGTTTTTGTTAGCCGGCTTAATGGTAATAGCTACACGACGAGCCAATGTTCTTTTGAGCAAGTTTCCATCTTTTTCGAGAGTGGAGCCCTCAATAGAAAAACCCACGACCAAGGGTTCTTTTCTTTTTTTGGAATATTTAAGCATTGCCGCAATAGCAGATGCCCCGGGATGCTCTTCTTCATCCAAAAGCTCAACAATTCCATATATATACGGACCCTTTGCGTGTTTAAAAAACCTCAGCTGTCTTTCGTTTTCACAATCAGACTCTTTGAGAATTTTCTTGGCGTAAGTAACTTTCCCGACAATATCTTCTGCATCGTCGTTATTATGTTCCCAGTTTGCGACACCGTCTTTATCTAAAGTAGAAATATCGCAGCCTTCAACCAGCAAAACTTCACCGCTAGAGTCAACCTGTTCGCTGGCAAAAATGCCATCCAATAAAATTCCCATACTTATGTAGATTATGCCTATTCAGTATCGCCGCGTTTTTTTTGGGCTTCGTATTCATCGTGATCTTTGCCTATGTATGTGACTTTGCCATTAGAATCAAAACCAAAACCCGGCATTAGGACTGTCAAAGAATGGCGGCATCGAGGGTGGGCATTAAGATGAATAGTTTTCCCGTCCCATTCTTTTGGCTTAAAAAAAGCAGTGGAAAGCTGAGATCTCCTGTAAACCCTTGGAATCTTTGGATTGGATTTACAATGATACATGCTCAAGCAGTACTTGCAAGTTTTGGCGTCAAGAGGACCAATAGAAAACACAGTAGGGTCTTCAATGCCCTGAGAAGAGGCAACTTGATCAATCCCATCAGCAATACTAAGATTTGAAGCTCGATTTATTTCTTCAGCAACAATCATTTCAAGATTGTCTGTTGTTTTTTTAAAAATATCTTTAATCTCAGATGGATCGCCATTTTTTATGGCGTCAAGCATTTGGGCGGTGGTCTTTTGTTTTAGGGCATCAATAAAGGATGATGCCTCGTCGGCCTGTGTTTCTAATATTTCAGAATCTGGGGCGGCGTCAACGCCAAATTTTGAGGCAAAAGAATATCTAGCCATTCCCTCTGTAGATTTATCAACGCCAAAATCTCTTACGACTTGAAAAAAAATAGAATTTGAATATCGACCAAGAAGTCGGGCTTTTGCTCTCTCAAAGAGAGCGTCAAGAACAAACCTAACGGCGTCCCTAGATTTTTTATTTACTTTAGTACTCATGTTTTTTATGGTGCTCCGCCGCAGATAATATTTCATCAAGCGCTTTATCTGCATCTTTTGCCCACGCTTCCATATGAGCCTTGACAATACTTCTTTGTTTATTGAGTATTTCGTTGCTTATTTTTCTTCCGTTGTCTGATACAGATTTCGAAAGAGCCTCTATTTTCATCTGATGTCCAAGGTCGGGCATAGAGACTGGTACGGATTTTTTATTATATCCGTGCTTATACCCTAGGGCGTAAGATTCATTTATGGCTTTTTCAAGGTCAGACCAAGTATACAAACACTGATCTTGCTGGCTTTTTTTGAGGACCATGGCGGCATCAGACTTGCCTTTCATATAGGCGTCCTCAATAGCTCTTTGCATATCAGATTCTGAATATAATAGATCTTTTTTTTTACTCATTTTTTGCCTCGGAGTCTCTCTTTGAGCTGATTAAGCTCAATTTCCGCCTCGGGAGAAAAAACAAATTCAGATTCACTCTTTTGAACGGGCGATCCTTCGGAACCGAGCATTTGCTGGGGCTGCATAGAACTTAGCATCATTTGGAGACGGCTTTGAACTTCCATTTGCTCAAGCTGTTTGATTTGTAAATAGAATGGATTTTGATAAAAATCAAAACGAGGGTCTTTTGATGCGCCCTTCTTGCCAAAGAAATTTTCTAGTATTTCGCCAAAAGTTAAATATTTTTCTACCTGAGCCCAAAACTGGGGATTAAGAATAATATCTCCGCCAACTTCTTTGGGAATTCTGGGTTTTTCAACAGTGTCAAAAACCTCATTTATAGACATCCACAAGTTAAGGTCTTGTGAAAGTCTTGCAGATTCTTTGTTCGGGTCTTCTTTGTCAAGACCCATAAAAGCCAAAGAAAACAGGTCTGCCACTTCTTCATCAATTCTTGGAAGAATGTTTCGGTTGAAAAAATCTTGGAAGTTAGAAATAAGTGGTCTTAGGCCTACGTCTCTGGCGGCTGTAAGTTTGAACTCGTTGTTGCTTTCAGACAGCGCTTGTGAATTGGATCCTCGGCTAAGATGTCCGTATCCGGGGAGCTCATCGGGCGACATTTGAAACGCGCCAAGAATAACACGAGCATTATTATCGGACAGGAAACTAAACTCCATGTCTCGGCCAGAGTTATCAATAGGCGTCCAAGTGATATTGTCCTCTGGCCCAACACTAAACACGGGCATGCGGTGAGAGTTCTTAACAGAGTTGATTGTCTGTTGGAACTGCTGCTTAATCATGGCCAACTCGCGTTGGTTTTGAGATCTAGCCTTAATAATCAACATTCCCCGAGCCGCTCTTCCGTGTTGGAAATAGAGCTTATTGTGCATTGTAATGTTGATATGTGTAGTAATTGCGTGGATTGCCTGATCGATTGGTGTTAATGGGTAGCCAGCAAATTCAACATCCGTTACAGGATAGAGATTGTGAACTACCATTTCATTTTCTGTAAAAACCTGAACAGGTCTTCCATTGATTACCTGAGCATACGGGTACAGATCGCCTTTGTATTTACTTTCATCAAATTCCTTACCAATAAGCTGGTGCAATTTTTTCAACTGAGCCAAAGCTTGCGATCGAATATTTTCATTTTTCCCTAATTTTTTGTACTCTACTGTTCGGTAAATAGTGCCTGCATCGGCGGCCCTGAAGGCAACCATTTTGCCCTGATCGTCGTTTATCAATGAGGTTGCATAAGACCCAAAACGAAGACCGTCTCGAATCGACATTTTTGCATATTGAGAAAAACTTACCTGCTCGTGCTCACCCTCGATTTTAGACCCGCAAGTCCAGATAAACTCTTTGACCTTTTCAACACGCTTCATCAATTCTTCCATGGCCGCAGGATCTTTGGGAAGCCTTGATTTATCTTTAGGGACTAGGTCGTAACCTACGTCAAACCGATTCTCCCTCGGACGGGCAATCAAAGACATATGGTTAGTTCTTGCTGTAATAATTTGACAGACAAGATCGTCGCCGCCGGGACCTGTAATTTTTTTAATTACTTCATTGGGGAGAAGATTAGCTTTTGCCCTATAAACACCGACCCCTGAAACCTCTCCTTGATTTTGGCCGGTAATATCAAGGTCAAATGCTAGATTAACAAAACTTTCTTTTTGGCCCTTTTCTTTTTGGCTTTTTTCTAAAGACGAAAAACTATTAAGAGAATCTAAAATGCTCGATAGAATCGAACTTTCTTTTTCATTTTTACTAAGATCTTCTTCGGCAGATACGACATGGCCCTGATCATCAACCGATCCTACCAATTGGACCTGACTCACATCTTTTTCGTCTTTTTGTTTGGACATATTACTCACTCAAAATCCATTTAACGTTGACAGAGTCAACATCACTTGGGTTTTCAATTACGCATTTGTAAGCATGTCCGTATTTCATAGAAAACCCGGGCTGTTTTTCACTTCCCACCACTATAGGGTCAATAACATTTTCAGACCCTGATTGGTTATTATATTTTACCACAACCCTCTGGTCACTTTCGATATAAACTAGTTTTTTAGCTTTTGTATAAAATATCAAATCAGAAAGCGAACCAAGCAAAAGAGGGCCTTGATTGGGGAGTGCGGTACCGGATACAAAATCAACAAAATCAGGGCCAACATCCCTTACGGAATAAGCTTTAAACAAAAGAGAAGAGAAGGTTCCCGATATCTCAAAAGAATCGCCAACCTGAATACCAGAAGATGAATAAACCCTAAATTGATTTGCTGTATCATTTGTTCCAATTACTACAGTTTCATTTACCCCCTCAAAACATTGTGGGGGCAATCTTTTGGCTGTAATAACCGTAGCTGAAGCCGACAGGACAACCCAGTATCCACTGTTAATTGACGAGAAAACGACATTGGATGTGTCATGGGTTTTAAGACCTTTGATTCTAAGGATATCCCCAATTTGTACCGTAGAAAAACTTCCGCTGCCTGTTAAAGTAAACGTGGCAAGAGCATTATTGCTGATAGAAACCTGAATTGAACTTGTGGCAGTAAGACCCAAAGCTCTTTCGGTCCTGAATGCACCGGCACCAGAGCTAATTGAAAGTCTATATATAGATTTTTTTGAATCTATTAATGAAACCGACAAGTTAGTGCTAAGTGTCGACATTGGGGTGGGAAGGTTTCTCTGCCCGTCAAAAATCACCAAAGATTCCCCGGGTGCAATTTTCCCAGAATCCGAAGTTGCTGATTTTGTTGGGATATTTAGATATTGTCGGTTCCAATCGAAGCTTTTTTGGAGTGGATTGTTAACCTCTCCATACGCATCGGAGTAACCAAGTAAAGAATTTCGAATACTTAAAAGAATGCCCATTAAAACCTCTTTTTTTCGTGTAAATTACGGAAAAGACTAGTGTATAGATTATGCTCATTCATCATCATAATCCAATTCATCTGGAATCAAAAAAATAGAGCCCGTATTAGACCCAGAAAACAACGGCGGATTACTATCGGACTCAATTAAAGGTACTCCTGAATTTTTATAAATAGCTTCCGCCTGTAGTCTTTGCCAATCTTGCACAGCCATAGGGACATTGTGTGCGGAGTCAAAATCAGGAACAACGCGAACTACGTGTTCAGTCGTAAAAGCTCCGTAAAAGAAATAACGAGCAGCGTCGACGTCATCATCGTCCACTTTATCAACTACGTCACTATATGTTCCGTCGCCAAGTTCAATATAGTGGTAGTTTTTCATACTGGTATTTAAAGTGGAGCACTCACCCTGCAAAAGATACCATCTAGGTTCTCCATAATTAGGTTTTAGAAAATTTCTCATCGTTGAGATACTGGCATCTACGTCCTTTTTCTTTTCAGTGTATACATCAAAACCCTCGGTTATAAGAGCCTGATTGTTGTCAGGTCTAGCTGGGTCTGGGTATATTTTGAATCTTCCAAACCGTCGCTCGACCTCTCGAAGCATTGGAATAACGTCTTTATGCAATTCAAGCCCTGTAGCAGCAAAGCTTTTTACAGTAAAACATCTCTCATCATCGTGGAAATGCAAGGACCAAGCAAGGGGGTGAGAATGTCCCCAGTCTAATCCCATACCAGCACGAAGCCCACTTGACCTAAACAACCTAACAAGAGAATCTATATTTTGTGGAGTATTTGGCTTTTGTCCGGTAAATTTTTCGTACATTTCATCAGCCGAAATAAAATGAGTATCGGGGTCATAAGTAGGGAACACCTGTCCTTCTTTTGACGGCTCCAAAGAAAGACACTGAGAGTTATAAAAATCTACTTCGGACCCGATAAAGTCCGCAATAGCAGCTTCAATACTTTGTAAATATTTTGATTGGCTTGTTTGTTTTTTGGCGTCCGTCATACAAACGGAAGCGAGAGGGCAATTAAGGCACCCACTTGCAAATTTTACGGGCTGGTAGTTTTTTTTCTTTTTGTCTTCTACTAGCTTAAATTCTTCATGGGTAAGAACAGACCTATCGACAGCACTGACCATCCGCTCATGTACGAAATCCGTACCTGATCTTTTATCGGGGCATCTTTCGATACCCTCAAAAACGGTCCATTTTCTGACTTTTAATCCCGTTTTGTCTTTTGAGGCAATTTCTTTTTCTACAACGCTATATGCGCCTCGACGAGTTGAGATTTTAAAGGTCAGATGGGGATCCCCTTTAAATGAAGCAATGGGGACTTTTTTGATATCTTGATAATTCAAAATCTTTTCACCCTTAAGCGAGCTAACTTCGTCCACAGACACAATACTTTCATGTTTGCCTTGAGTAGTACCGCCAGATATACCCACAAGTTCAATTAGTACTTTTCTTACGGCTTCAGGATTCTTTTCGTATATCTGCTGGGCAGTCATACCCTCTCTCCAGCACTTTAAGAAATACTCCACCATATCCTCGTTTGCGTATTGTGGTGCGTAGAACCAAATATTGTATTGTGTTGGATCTGAGATCAGAAGTTCCCTAAGAAGAACCTTACCAGCAAAATTGGACATATACTTCTGAGCTGGCTTAATCTGTTCTTTTACTGCGGCATAATGAATGATCGATCTTCCTGAATGAATAGCGAGCACAACCTCTACGGCAGACAGCAAAAGTGTTTTTTGAGTAGATCGACTTGACGCATAAAGAAAGCTTTCTGGACTTTTGCTCTTAGGCCTCATTGCAAAATCATAAAGTTCCCATGCGGCATCCATAGGGCAAGAATCAGAGAACCTATGAACCTTGCAATTAAAAAGATCAACATCTAAGAAAAATTTAAACCAATTATAAAGATGCTCTTTTGACTCACAGGGTGTCAAAAGAATCTCTCGAAAAACTGAATATTCCATTAAGTCTCCTCTTCAGAGGTAAGTATTTTCAAGATCTGAGCGGCCTTAGACGGTGATATTAATTTTGTTTTGTTTGTGGTTTCTTGTTCTCCGTTAGAGTTTTGGGAAGAAGATGGTCCAGAAGCTTCTAATTTTATTTTCTTTTGATCCTGACCTGATATTTTCAACAAACCCTCAATAGCTTTATTATATTGAGCTACGGTAGCGATCTCAAATCCGCCAAGATCGTTTTCGTCCCCGCTTTGAAGATATTTGGCAATTCGAGACCCATATTTTTTATGGGTAGCAGACATAACATCGGCTAAAAAAGAAACGCTTTCCATTTGGGCCTTGATAAGCCTGTTCTTTACATTTTCATGAAGGCTTGATATGTACTCGTTTTTTAGCAAATCCCATTTGTATCTAATTCGAGCATCTACAATAGCACCATAAGGAAAAGATTTATTAAGTTCGTAAATTTCCCTAGTACTCTTTTCTTGACAGAAAAGATTAAAAAAAGCAGAGGCCGTTTTAGGGGCAAGAGGTGGATGGCCGGCAGATCTGTACTCTTTTAAAACCATCAGGTCTGACGGAGAAAGAAACCCAACTAACTCTTCTTCTTCGGGTTTTAAAAGTGATCTTTCTGAAGAAGTTCCGTCAGAAGCTACTAATTCTATAGCCTTTTTGTTTTCCTCACTCATCTGATATTATCCATTCAAATTTTATTCGAGTATCATCCCACAAAATATTCTTAACCCATTTATCAAGTTCTTTTACAGCTTTAGTATGGGACTTACCCGATGGTTTATTTTTTAGAGAAGTTAAAATTTTAAAATTAACAATGTGTTTATCGGTATCTACTTCAGCCGTAGAACTCAAAGCGTGTGGAAATAATACTAATGGCCACATTTGAAGTTGAAGAACCTGTGCTTCGTGTAAAATGCCGAGCCGAACAGTAATACCCTTAAGTAGTCCTAACTGCTCAAGAATCTCTTCTTCTCTGTTTTTTTGTATCATAGCGAGAATCTCCTGTTCAGCTCGGATAAAATATAGTCTTTTTCGGAATCTCCAAGATCTCTTCTATTAACAACTTCTTTTAATGAAATAAAAAAACCTTTGGATTCTGAAACAGAATGTTTATTTTTTTTCTTTGTTGGAGCAATGGTCTTAATTGTAATATTTTTATATTTCTTTTTAATGTCCTTAACAACTGCTGGGTCCGATCCCATATACTCTGCAAAAATTTTGTCGCTGGACTTAACTTGTTTCTCTTGCTCCAACTGGCCGTCTTCCCTAAAGACGAGGCTTACAAAAGCAGGGCACAAATCTCTAACACTTATTTTTTCAGTTTTAGATATCTTCCCGTTTGAAAGATACATTTTCCAAACAAACCTATCTTGATCTTTGTCTGAGCTGTGAATCCAACGGCAGGCCCCGACGTATAAAACCTTATTTTCAAAATTGTAGGGCATATGGATATGCCCAGAAACAAACATTCCGTTAAAACAATCAGTTTTGGCTCCATGTTTTGAGAAAAAACCGTTCTCAAACTGAGCTCCGTTAAACTCTTGGTGGCAAAAAATTGTTTCAACAAGACCATTAAGGCTTGAGCACTCCGACTCAAAAACTTGTTGGTCCCGAATAAAAGGTACGACTCCAAATTTTTGCCCCTCAAGCTCTATGATTTCTTTTGATGAGACCACCTTACATATTTCTTTAAACGGGTAAAGGGAAGAATGAAGGTTATCGGAAAGAATATCGTGGTTTCCAGTAACAATAATTACATTTTTACAAGACCCCACAAAATCCCACATGGCCTTAAAAACATCAGCTCTAGTAATTCCATGGTCATGGAAAATATCTCCCATAAGGACAGTGGCCGTGTGATTGTGAGATTCTTTTGATATGAATCCCAAAAGATCTGCCATAGACCTAAGGTCCTGATGCTTTGCGTGGAGATCTCCAATAACCAAAATACTCATGTTATGTTCCGCTTTCAGATGAATCTTCTGGTTCTTTAACCATCAATACTTCTTCGTATGGAACAAGAACAAAACTTTGACCCTCATGTGTAAGAATCTCTTTATTCCAAGATGCCGAAGCAGCGTCTCCCCTAAGCGCAATTTTTGATTTTTTTAAAATAACTCCCTCTCCACCAAGATCAGCGTCAAAAAGTGTCTCGGCTTCAATCAAATCTGTTTTTTGGGCGATCAAAGCAAGGCCGTGTGATATCTTACCTTGAACACCCTTGTTTTCAATTGGGCGAATTGCAATTTTCTTTTGCAAGGTAAAAAAATCTTTTTTCAAGTACATAAAAAAACTCCTGCTATGATTTTATCACAAGTGTAATAAAAATATTCAATTGGACAAAATATCTTCTCCTTCTGGACGCTTATGTTCAAGCGGAGCTTCTATTACGGTCACTTTAAAATCTGGATGTGTTCCAGTATTTTCCATTTTTGCCATATTTTTAATGGCTATCTCTTGTTTTTGGTCAAAAACTCGACTTAATAACTCAATCACAAGAGATATATCAGGTGAATTTTTTCTAATAAAAGTTGTGTCAATAATCTGACCAAATATTTCTTGGCTAGGTAAAATACCCCATCGAGAAAGCTTGTTTAGTAAATACTCTACTTGGTCGATTCTTTTGTTGCCCGTCCCTGACTTGTTTAATTCGCTTATAACGCTTTCATACAAAGAAACCATGTATTGGGTCAAATTTTGCCGAAATTCGTTCTGAACCGATTCTGGCAAGCCACAGAAGCCTTGGCGCTTTAAGGTCATCAGCATTTCTTCGGAAACGGAAGGGTGAAGGATCGATGAATAATATTTTTTATTCAAAATTCTGTTTTCGACACGCTCAAAGGAAAGGGCAGCTAAAAGCCAAGATTTTTTTGAAAGGAGATTTTCAACCTGTTCTGACACCTTTTTTTCGACAACTTTTTTCAAAAAATCAGTACTTTTTTTGGTACTTTTTAAAAAATGGGACCTACTCCTCCTCTCTTTTACTTTTCCTTTATCTTTTACTTTTCCTTTATCTTTAGGTCCCATTCGGTGTCCCATTCGGTGTCCCATTCGGTGTCCCATTTGGTTTTTTTCATCTTCTAAGTTATTGAATTTATTGTCTTGATTTTCAATATTTTTTAATGAAGTAAAATCTTCATTTTTATCAATATTTTCAATATCTTCATGATTTTGGTTTACATAATCGATACATTCAGCCCTTTGCTGTTTTACGTCTACGTTGAGATATTTAAGAATGTCCTTGTGAATAACCTCGTAAACACCACAGCTGTTATTTGTGGGCTTATGAATGCACTTGATAATATTACAATTTGTTGCAGTTAGGATAAGTTTTCTCCAGTTGTCATTTCTAATTCCGATCTTCTTTTTCCAGTTGCGATCGTTCCTTAAAAGCTCTCTAAAATTTTTTCTTGTCAAAATAAAGACAACACGGCGCTGTAAAAGAATGGCATTGACCATAGAAACCATAGCCCTATCTTCCCACGAAGACTGGCTTAGTTTTTTATAGTCCTCTTTAAGAGAAACCCATTCCTCTAGATCTTCGTTATCAGGTATTTTTCGGGTTTTTTCTAAAATAATAAGTTTTTTTGGTAAGTGGATATTAACGGCGTCAGAAACAATTCCCATACATACAAGTTATCACAATTTTCATGGTATAATCCATTTAAATGACTTCTTCAAAAATGATATTAATTAATCCGGCAAAAATTCTTTTGCCAGAAATGAACGAGGAAGTTAAAAAAACACTCCAGTATAGAGATCGAAGTGTTGAATTTCAAATATCAAAATTAAAAAGAGAAGCAAGATACCGAAATAGCGATTGGGCGGCGAGGCGTGTCTTGCAGCTTAAGGAAGAGGTTGTAAAATCTGCTTGCTGGGCGGATAACGACGGTAATTGGTATACATATTCAGGTCTTGCCAATATTTTGTCGCAAAGATTTGGGTGGCAATTAGACTCCTCTGCCGTTGAGTATCCCGAGCCCCAGCTTATACCTTGGGAACGAAAGCCCGAGCACACACCATACCCTCACCAAAAAGAGGCTCTCGAGGCCTGTATAAAACACAAGCACACAGGAATTAGTGCTCCCACAGGGTCTGGTAAAAGTTTTATTATTATGTTGCTTTTAAAACACTACGGATTGAAATCTGTGGTTATGACACCTAGTAAAGACATAACCCTTCAGATGTATGAAGAATTGGTTTATCGTTTTGGTAAAAAATATGTTGGAATGTTTGGGGGCGGTAAAAAAGAAAGTTCTAAGCTATTTACGATTGCAGTGGCCCAATCACTATCCAATTTAGAGCCGGGAACTAAAGACTACGAAAATATTTCATCAGCCAAAGTTTTTATTAGCGATGAATCACACACAACCCCCGCCGAAACTTTTGATCGTGTTTGTATGGGCCCAATGCAAAACGCACCATATCGATTCTTTTTTAGTGCGACCCAAATGAGAAACGATGGAAGCGACATTATATTAAAGGGTATTACTGGAGATGTTTCTTATGAGATTTCTTTTGCTGAGCTTGTCGAAAGAGGGGTTCTGGCAAAACCAATTTGTAAGATTTTTAGCGTACCTAAGGGTAGTCTCTCGTCATCAACAGATCCCAAGACTGAGATGCGGATGAACCTTTATGAAAACAATATGGTCAACAGGTTGGCCGCAGACCTCGCAAATAAAAGCGTTGGTCTTGACCGACCGACCGTAATTCTTATTGAAGAAATAAAACAATTTGTTCAGTTATATTCTTATATTAAAGTTCCATTCGCATTTTGCCACGGAGACAAAGCTGGAAAGCACGAAGATATTTCATTCCTTCCCGAAAATATTAGAATTCCAGACAACAAGAAAAGCATAGATGATTTTAATTCTGGTAAAATAAAATTAATAATAGGTACTTCCTGTATTACAACTGGTGTTGACCTTAAACCAACAAAAACATTAATTAATTTACAAGGTGGTTCGAGTCCCATTAAATACTACCAAGGCCTCGGGAGGGGCACTCGTGTTGTAAACGGGAAAAAAGATTTTTGGTACATTGACTTTGAAATTATGGGGTCTGCAACCCTAGAAAGGCATTGCAAACTTAGAGCTGGTTTTTTTGAAGACCTAAAAGTTGGAAACGTAAGCTGGGTAAATAAAAAATGAATTTTTATCAGGTATTTTTGTCAGAGCTTGAGAAAGATATACGTGGAATTAAATATGGCGAAAATATTGTTGCCTATTTAAATGAGCTCATTAATCTAGAAGACGAATTTAGAAATATTTTGAGAAAATATAAGAAGGGGCTCGATGTATATAGAAAATTTTTCGATCATTTTTCTGAAAAAAATGAAGATGTTAGAATAGCTAAGATTTATTTTAGAGAGCGAGATACATTTGGATTTGGTGTTCTTTTCGATATTATTAAAAAAAGAGATGCGGAGGAACTTTCAAAATATCGAATTAATTATAAATTTATAAAATGGGCACTAACCCAAAACGTCCCTGAAAAGAAAAAATTAAACGAAATATACAAACGCATTGTTTATTTAAGACAAAGGCTTTTGACAGAAAATTTACCTCTAGTGGTAAATCGGTCTAGATGTTTTCAATTTAAATCTAAAGATGAAAGATCTGATTATATGGACCTTTTGCAGGCCGCATCAGAGGGATTTTTGACAGCAATCGATAAATTTACACCAGAGGGAAAAATTGACGAAAAAGAAGCCTCTCGTTTTAAGTCATCAACAATGAGTTGGATGGGTAACAAAATGACCTCTGTCACCAACAATCAGATGCTTAAAATGACAACTAAAGAAAAATATATACTTTACCGAGCTAATATTGCTAGGTATAGATTAAACATGGAAAAACATGAGGATATTTTAAAATTTGTCCAAGAGACATTTCCCAAAGTAACATACAATCAACTAAAAGACATCATAACTAGTATAAAGATATCTCCCATTTTATCAATGGCAGATTCTGATAATTTTATTCAGAATTACAAAGTTGATGTGGAAAATGAGATTGAAGAGTCAAATGTAAAAAATAAGCTTTATGATATAATTAATAAACTTGGCGCATTAGAGCGTAAAATTGTTATCCTAAAAGGAGGGCTTGATGTTTCAGTCAGCTAAACCAAAAAGTGCAGTAAAAATTGCTCTTCCAAGAAGCAAAGAGGTATCGCTAAGAGCACTTAAAGCTTTGCAAAAAACCGCTGAAATTGTGGGCTCCACTCTTGGCCCATTTGGGCAGCACGTCCTGATTGAGCAGCAACAATCAAACATGAAACCCTTTACGACCAAGGACGGGGTTACTGTTCACAAGAATATTGGATACAGAGACCCTGTAGAACAGGTCGTTCTTGAGGCAGCTCGAGACGCGGCTGTAAGAACAGCTCAGGAAGCCGGTGACGGAACAACAACGGCCACAATTTTATCTTACGCAATTGCAAGTAAAACCTATCAACTTACTACAGAAAACAAAAAGTGC